CAATGACCATAGAAGAATTTTTTAACTATTATGATCAAATAGTTTTAACAGAAGAAGACTTGGTAGAATTAAAAATTAAGGAAGATAAACCTGAAGATAGTGATTTATTAAAAGGTGCACCACCTTGTTTAAGAATGTTAGCAAAAGAAGGAATACCAAACGGACAAAGAAATAATGCAATGTATAATTTTGGTGTATATGTAAAAAAAAGATTTCCTGATAACTGGGACACTAAGATATTTAACTATAATGATAAATATTGCCAACCACCTTTAGATAAAAAAGAAATAGATATATTAATTAAATCAATAACTGGAAAAGAATATCAATATAAATGTAAAGATGAACCTATTGCATCTTTTTGCAATTCTAAAAAATGTATTAAACAAGAATTTGGTGTAGGCGATGATTTTTCTCCTGGATTAGAAATAAAAGAAATACAAAAATATACATCTAATCCACCTATTTATTTTGTGACCGTTGGTGAGGGTATAGTTGAAGTTAGTGGTGCAGATCTACATGAACCTGATAAATTTTCATTAAAATGTTTAGAGCAAATTAATCAAGCAATGTTACCTGTGGCTAAAGTAGTTTGGAGAAAACAAATTAATAAATTATTAGAAAAATCTATACCAATAGAAGCACCAGAAATATTAAAAACAGATAGTCAATTAAAAGAATTATTAATTGAATTTGTGTCAAGATCAAATGGAAAGAAAAAAGAAGATGTTAAACGTGGAATACCATTTACAGAAAATGGAGTTAGTTATTTTAAATATAAAGCCTTTTGGACTTTTTTACTAAGAAGTAAATCATGGAATGTTAAATATGAAGCAACACTAAGAATGTTAGAAACTTTGTTTGATGCAAAATTAGAAACATCTAATCTTGATGGTAAGAACACAAGACATTTAACAATTAAACACCTTGAGATAGATAAACCAATTTTGAGAAAAGATAAAATTAAAGATGCACCATACAAATAGAATTATAATTCCTGGTCCACCTGGAACAGGTAAGACCTTTACATTAACTAAGTATTTAGAAAAAGAATTAAAAGAATATAAAACAGATCCACAAAAGATAGCTTACATATCTTTTAGCAATGCAGCAGCTAATGAAGCTCAAAGAAGAATTACTGATAATTTATTTCACATAGGTACGATGCATTCATTAGGAAGTAATGCGCTAGGAATCAATACTCAAACTCAATTATTAAAAGGAAATAAATGGAACAGTTTTAAAACTTATTCTCAAGTATGCAAAGACCTATCTTTTGAATCTACGACTAATGAATTTGGTTATGTCGTATACACAAACCCACATATGAAAATCATTGAGTATGCTAGATCTCGTCAAATAGATATAGAAGAAGCAGCAATACAATTAGATTTACATCAAACGGTTGAGATTAGTTTAACGGAATTAATAGATTCACATTTAAAAACTTATAAAGAACACACTAAAATGGTTGAGTATTATGATATGATTGCACAATTTATTGAAAAGAAAGTTTGTCCTGAATTAGATGTAGTATTTTTAGATGAAGCACAAGATTTAAGTCCACTACAATGGAAAATGTTTTTTTACATTGAAAGTATTTGTAAACGTTCATACATCGCAGGTGACGATGATCAAACTATCTACACGTTTCAAGGAGCGGATCCTAAAATATTTATAAACTTAAAAGGTAAATTTGATCCTCAAATTAAATCTAGAAGGGTTCCTAGAAAGATACATAATTTAGCAGAATCTATATTTCCATATATGTCTGAACGATTAGATAAAAAATGGGAAGCTAGAGATGCAGATGGAAACATTTATGAGGACATGGCACTAGAAGATTTAGACTTATCTACAGGTAATTGGATGATATTAGCTAGAACTAATAAAATGTTAGATCAAATAAAAGAACATCTTTATCGTTTGAATTTAAGATTTAATGCAAAGACTCAAGACATATTGCCCATGGAAATGGTTAGTGCTTACAGAGTTTGGGATAGATTAAACAAAGGTGCAAAGGTAAATAAAAAAGATGTACAAGATTTATGGCAATATTTAAAGACAGAAATTCACGTTGCAAGAGGATTTAAAAATGAAAAAAAACTAGAGTCCATTATCTCAGTTGATATGCAAGAACTTAGAGAACATTACGGGTTGCGAGCGACGGGGAGCTGGGAGCATTTAAATTTTCCAGAAGAAAGTAAAACATACATAAAAAATTTATTAGAGTCAGGTGATGACTTGATGAAAGAACCAAGAATAAAAGTTTCTACGATACACAGCGTTAAAGGTGAAGAAGCAGAAAATGTTGCTTTATACACTGACCTGGAAAGAATTATATATGAGTCAGCATTAAAAGATCCTGATCCAGAACATAGAACTTTTTTCGTAGGAATAACTAGAGCAAAAGAAAACTTATATCTAATGCAGTCAACATCAGATTATCAATACAACATAGGAGGACCAATAGTATGACAAATAAAAATATATTCGATAAGGCCTTTCCACAAAATAGGCAGGTAGGTGGGAAACATTATAAAACTTTTCGCATTCAGCCATATGAGTTTATTTCTAAAAATAATCTCAGCTTCTTCCAGGGAAACGTTGTGAAGTACGTTTGTAGGTACAAGGATAAAAATGGAATACAAGATTTAGAAAAGATAATTCACTATTGTGAGTTAGAAATTTTAAAAATGAAAGATGATTAATTTTAAATGCGTTGTTTGTAAAAAAAGAAAAATGACGTACAACTATGGCTATAAGTGTAAAAAATGCTATAATAAAAAAAGGAAGAAGAATGTATAAACTTTGTTTAATTGATATAACTTTAATCATGGCTATTTGTTTAGCCTATTACATATTAGGTATATGATATTTGAAGCACAAAAAGAATGGAACTGCCCTGAAGAGTTTCCTGATTTAAGTAATGCAAAACATATTGCGATTGACTTAGAAACTAAAGATGTTGATTTAAGATCAAAAGGTTCAGGAGCAATACAAGGGCGCGGAGAAATAGTTGGTATCGCCGTAGCTGTAGAAGGTTGGAAAGGTTACTATCCAATAGCACACGAAGGTGGTGGTAATATAGATAAAAAAACAGTTTTAGAATGGTTTAAAAAAGTTTGTGCAACTGATTCAGTAAAAATATTTCATAATGCAATGTATGATGTATGTTGGATTAGATCATATGGAATACAAATTAATGGACATATCATTGATACAATGGTTATGGCATCTTTAATTGATGAAAATAGATTATCATATACTTTAAACAGTATTGCTTTTGAATATTTAAGAGAAGTAAAAGATGAAAAAGGATTAAAAGAAGCAGCGGAATCTTTTGGCATAGATGCTAAAAAAGAAATGTATAAACTTCCTGCAATGTTCGTAGGTAATTATGCAGAGAAAGATGCTGAATTAACTTTAGAATTATTTAAAACTTTATCCAGGGAAATATCAAAACAAAATTTAATAGAAATATTTAACCTAGAAACACAATTATTTCCTTGTCTGATTGACATGAAGTTTAAAGGCGTGAGGGTAGATGTTGAAAAAGCTCATCAACTAAAAAAAGAATTAAGCACAGAAGAAGAAACATTAATCCAAGAAGTAAAAAAAGAAACAGGAATAGAGCCTCAGATATGGGCAGCAAGAAGTATTGCACAAGTATTTGATAAACTTTCTTTACCTTATGAAAGAACTGAAAAATCAAATGCACCATCATTTACTAAAAATTTCCTTTCAAATCATCAACATCCATTAGTTAAAAAGATAGCAAAAGCTAGAGAAATAAACAAGGCTCATACTACATTTATAGATACAATATTAAAACATGAATACAGGGGAAGAATACACGCAGACATTAATCCAATTAGATCAGATCAAGGTGGCACAGTTACAGGTAGATTTAGTTATGCTAATCCAAATTTACAGCAAATACCTGCAAGAAATAAAGATTTAGGACCAATGATTAGATCATTGTTCTTACCTGAAGTCAATTACAAATGGGGTTGTTTTGACTATTCACAACAAGAACCTAGATTAGTAGTGCATTATGCAGCATCAACTGAACCAATTTGTTTTGATGATTCAGTTAAAAATATAGTTGACAAATTTAAAGATAACTCAGTGGATTTTCACCAAACAGTAGCTGATATGGCAAATATATCTAGAAGCAATGCTAAAATAATTAATTTAGGATTATTTTATGGAATGGGTAAAGCAAAGTTACAAGCAGAATTAGGTTTAAACACAAAACAAGAAGCAGAAAATTTATTTAATCAATATCACGACAGTGTACCTTTTGTTAGAGATCTTATGACATATACTTCTAATCAAGCACAAACAGGTTCGATAGGAACTTTATTAGGACGTAGATGTAGATTTAATAAATGGGAGCCTGCAACATTTGGTATGCATACACCTATGTCTTTTGAAGAAGCTGAAAGAACTTATGGAAGAGGAAGAATTAGAAGAGCATTTACATACAAAGCTTTAAATAAATTAATACAAGGATCAGCAGCTGATATGACTAAGAAAGCAATGTTAGATTTATACGAAGAAGGAATTATACCACACATACAAATACATGATGAATTAGACATATCAATCGAATCAGAAGAACAAGCAAAAAAGATAATTGAAATTATGGAGAATGCTGTTACATTAAAAGTCCCTAACAAAGTAGATTATGAATCAGGAAATACTTGGGGAGATATTAATGGATAGTAATGGCTTATTTAAATGCGAACACACCACCGATATATTGTCAAATTCGTAGAGAATATCTTTATGACCTTAAAAAACATCACGGAGAAGTGCAAGACGCTATTATCTTTGGGCTTTCGGCCATCACAGGTCGTGCAATACTTTTTCACGCAATTATGG